TTCTATTATGGCCCAGAATATAACAAGTTGCGTAACATCTAAAAGACCTCGCAATGTTGGTGTTCGGACCATTATTAAAGAGAGGAAAGGTTTGATTGAACGAAGATGCTATTATGGTGATAAGTGTAAGAGAGATGATTGTAAGTATGATCATACCAAGGTTGATGCTGATGGGAAGGGAAGTGGTAAATCTGTTAAAATTTGTTATTGGGGTGATAAGTGCCCTAAGATTACCAGTTGTTCGAAATCTCACCAAAAATGTAAACCCAGTCCTTTGGACTGTTACCATGGTATGAAATGCCAATTTAAGAATTTAAATTGTCCTTTCGTTCACAAAACTGATGACGAATATAAATACAGTAAGGAAGAGCGAGCTAAAAACTTAAAAGATGAAGTTAGTATTGATGATTTGATCAATGCGCTCGGGACTGATAAAGAGGAAGAAGTCTTTTCTAAATATGAGAATGACTCACCTTTAGTGCTATCTGCGCCTGAAAAAGAAAAATCACCCTCTGTAGAGGTTGATGTTGTGTTGCCTAAGGTTGCTGACGTAAGATTGGTCGCACCTTATGATTCTGATTTTGATCGTTTAGGGAAATGGTTCCCTAAAATTGATGTTGGAACTGAATATCATAATCAGGCTTTCTTTATGAATTTATTGTTTTGTTTAAAACATAAATTCGGTCTTGTCCACGACTGTATTACTGATAACAGAAGACTTTGTGATATAATAGATGGTGAGTCGTTGGTTTTGACTCTTCAACCATCTGAAGTTAATTTAACGAAAACTTGGGGTAAGGATGATTCGTGGTCTGAAAAGATTTCACGTATAGTGGAGAAGGGTGAGGTTATGTACCGTTTGGTTCATACCGATCCATTCAATACTGTATGTGATATTCGAGTTCGGATCCATGATGTGTATTTACAGGTTTTAACGATCTCTGGTGTTGTATATTATTATACAGTTGTCTCTAAATTTGGCCCTTATGAGGTCGGGAGACTTAGTCGAGACCCACCCCAACGTTTTGTTTCCTATTTTACCCGACCCACAATCATTATTGAGTCCAACCGTTTGATAGGCAATGGGCGTGATTGTGGTGTGTTGTCATGGTTGCGCGATAAAGTTTTAGGCGCAAAGATCAAATATGAGAAAATATTGGTCGAAATACCGGTCGGTTTATATCAAAAGTTAACGATCATAGCTATGGGTAACGAGAAGCGTGATTCTCTGTTTATGGAATTAAAAGCAGCTGCTTCCCGTTGGAGGATTGATCCTAGTAATCATTCCTGTATTGATGATAAGACCTTCATGGAGATCTTACCCCATGCTATTTCGCATGCAATGTATGAATCGATCTTGGATGAGGTTGGTGCTAGTCATCATTGCTGGGCAGCTGAGAAAATGAATCCGTTAACCAGGTATGATACAAGTCGTATTTATTCGCGTGTACCTTTGGTTTTTACGATATTAGGCACAGCCATTTCCACTGGCGTTGGTGCATTGTTTTCTCAGTTCGGTAAGTTATTGGCCACCATCAAGGAAAAGATGGGTTTTGGTAATACTTCCTTGATCGTTCACAAATCTGTTTGTGTGCGCGATATAGATGGTTATAGGCGTTTGTTGGATGCTGTGCCCGTTAGTACTGTAACTGAGATTAAGGAGTTGACAGTTAACGGTGTCACTTTGCCAGCCTATTCTCTTATCGCCCCTAAAATCACCAAAATCGATAACGGGTGTACGTGTAATCGAACTGCTAAATGTCGGTATAATAGTTTTTATACCGTTGAAGGGTTGGTTTATTATGATTTCTGCCAATGCCAGTCAAATTTGGAATCTGGTTTACGACAGCGGTATTTTAAACCTACTTTACCACAACAGGATGATATGTGGGTGAAAGTTTTACCTTTCATTTTAAAGAATATTGATAAATATTCTGCTGGTGAAAAAGCGGTTTACGATTTTGAAGGTTGGTTGGAAACCCGACCTTATCCATTGGCCAAGAAGCGATTAATTCGTGAGGCAATGTTACATACTGACATTACTCGTTTTGATGATGATGAGAGTCGTATATTCGTCAAGAGTGAGCTCCAATTATTCCTTGCTGAAAGTCCAAAATTTTTAAAACCGAGAATAATATTTGAGAAGAGCGCTTATAACCTTGGTCGATTAGGACCTTGGATGAAAGGCGTTTCTGAAGTACTTAGTCGTAACATGGACGGCGTGAAAAGTGACGTCGTTTATGCTTGCGGGCTTGATAAGGTACAACTCGGTTTGAAATATGATAAAATGGTTGCCGATATTGGTAGTAATGCCTTTTATTATGAGAGCGACCTTATCATGTGTGAAACCTCCATGCAAGGTAGGATGCAATGGGTTGAAAATTTGTTTTATGAAAAATTGGGTGTTGACCCATTAGTGATGAATGCCTTATTTGGTAAGACTTTCACTACTGGTGGTAGTCGTGGTGGTACTATACGCTATAAAATGCGTTCAATGAAAGAATCTGGTACCAGTAATACGACAGGAGGCAACACCATTGTTCATTCCATGATTGTTCTGTCTGTTTTGGATTATTATAATAGTATTAATCCTGGCAATAAATTGCGCTATAAATTCTTAGTTGGTAGTGATGATAGTTTGATCATCACTAATCAGCCAATAAGTGTTTGCGCTCAGTTCATTCGTGATATGGGGCTCAATCCAGAAATCTTCGATCGAACCAGGAATAAGGAATCTGCGCGATTTTATTCCGGTCGTTTCGTACCATATTTGATTACTGATAAGACTACTGGTGCTCAGAGTATTCAATCAGTTCATACACCTTTGTTAGGCAAGGCTTTTGCACGAGGTGGGTCTAGTAAAATTGATCATGATCCTGATACTTATTTGTTGCGTTCTTTGAACTCTCGGTGTGCGGAGTATTCTGCCACCCCTATTTTGCGCCAAGTCATTATTTGGGCTGAGAGTTACCTTAAGGGTAATCAAAAATCAAAGAAGAAGATCAATGACAATAATTGTTGGCGTTGGCCGGAGCATAATTTCAAACTCCAGAGCATTGATGCTACTGACGCAACGATTGCTAGATCATATGGTATTAATATTCAAGATCTGCGTGATCTTGAGAGTAGAATTAGTGGATTCCTTAACAGTCGGACACCTGGTACTTTCAGTGATGAGGTGTTGTTGGACATGTTGAGGATAGATTTGGCCTAAGGGCCTTATCAACCCCGAACTCTCGAAATACTGCTAGCCAACAGCGGGGTATAAGTGGCATGCATAATTATAAACAATATTTCTCTTTTAATAGATATGTCCTATGCAACATTACGCAATTAGACACGGTTACGACCTCTTAGAGCCTGAGATTTATAAATATAAGGGTGGTTACTTTGGAGAACGACAAGAACGGATTACAAATTTAGATAATTATCGTAGTGGTTATTTTCCTGAAAGTAACAAGAGGATTGAACCGGAGGATTATCCTGGGAAGATTTTTGGTAGGTGGCCTATTGATCTTAACGAACCTTTTGGGTTTGCTAAACCTCATCAATCTCCTAATCAAGGTAAGTCGTTTTTGAATTATAATTTAAACGATATTAAAAGAGAAACAGAAGAAATGAGCAAAAAGAATAATGGTAAAGCTGGTGTTAAGAAGAACGGTAATGGTAAGAAACCACAACCGAAAAATAATAAGCAGATGGTTCCCCGACCGATTACTCGACCGGGTGCCATTATGCAATACTCTTCTGCAGCTGCGGCGTATGGAGGTTCATATCAACAATTTGGTGATTCCCAACAGGTAACTCGCATTAGGAAATGCGAGTACATTGGTGATATCAGATCTAGCGGTGAGGCCTTTGCTTTAAACACATTTAATCTTAATCCTGGTGATTCTTTGAGTTTTCCATGGTTATCAACCATCGCGCCTGCTTGGGAGTATTATAAGGTCGATTCAATGCGCCTTATTTATAAGCCAAATTGTGCTTCAACTACAGTTGGCACTTTGGCAATTGCTGTTGACTATGATATGGGTGATAGTGCCCCAGCCAACAAGCAAGATCTAGCTGAATTTCGCCCGTATGTATCCGGTGTTCCTTGGTCTACTGAGATTGTATATCAGGTACCGAGATACTTTTTGAATTTACATAATAATGGGAAATTGCTAGTACGTAGTCCAGCTGATGCAATAACAAACCTCACAGATCTTGGGATTCTATATGTTATGACGCAAGACGTCCTTTCCGGATTTTTGGGTGAGTTGTATATTGATTATGACCTTATTCTCATTAATCAGCAGCAATCTGATTTGTGTGCTTCTTTGTCAGCACATATTGTCGGTGTCAGCAATAGTGACACTAACCCTTTCAGCACATCATTTGCCCAGATTGCGCCAGACCGTCCTTGGGTTAGTCAGGCGGGTTTGACTGGTGTTTTGGAGATGTATGTTGCTGGGGAGTGGCTAATGGTGTTACACACCATTAGTGCGACAGGTTTGACTGCAATTAATGTTACAGGTTCTAATGGTGCTACTCAAGTTGCTGAGGCAACTTTGTTGAATGCCGCCGGCACGGAGAGTATAAGGGTTTTTACTATCAATGTTGCTAGTACTTCATTGAAAAGTCCCGCTCTTTTAACTGTTGCCTTGGCTGGTAATACTGGTGCAGCTACTACACATATACGTTTTGCGCCGTATGAGTACTCATTGTCCTAATTTCTGTTTTGTTTATTTTAATTATGCATGGGAGGTGGGTTAATCCTCCTTATAACTTAATCATACCCCAACCAGGCAGTTCTTGCGAAAAAGCCAAATTCTTTGAATTAAGGTAGAAGCTGAACTGATCCTTTGGACACTTTTGTGTGTGGGTAGACAGTGTGGTTAATTTTGCTTATAG